GCTGCTGCGCCGGGGTTGAGTTCTTTGGGGTGGGCTATGGCGCGTGGCGCTTTTGAAATCATGACTTCTCACGCCCTCTGCGCCCCGGTCGCGCAGATCTTCATCGAAGCGGTGATGGACGTGCTCGACGGCGTGGAGGGTTGAGGCTGTGACCGTCAAGCTCATCCCTGGCGATTGTCGCGAAGTGCTCAGCGCATTCCCTGACGCGCACTTCGACTGCATCATCGCTGACCCGCCGTACGGCGAGACTTCCTTGGCCTGGGACCGGTGGCAGAGTGGCTGGCCCGCGGCCATTCGCCGAGTGCTGAAGCCCTCGGGCTCGATGTGGTGCTTTGGCTCATTGCGCATGTTCATGGCGCAGACCACGGAGTTCACCGGTTGGCGACTGAGCCACGATATCGTGTGGCGCAAGCAGAACGGCTCAGGGTTCCAGAACGACCGCTTCCGGCGCGTGCATGAGCTCGCCGCGCACTGGTACAGGAGCGACGCGCCCTGGGCCGAGGTCTACAAGGCGCCGCAATACAGCGCCGACGCCCTGGCCAAGAGCGTGCGGCGCAAGACGCAGCCTGTCCATGCCGGGCGGATTGCGCCCGGCATGTACGAGAGTCAGGATGGCGGACCACGACTGCTGCAGTCCGTGATCGAGGAGCCGAACTGCCACGGCTTCGCCGATCACCCGACGCAGAAGCCGGAAGCCCTGATCGAATCGCTCCTGCGCTACGCCTGTCCGGAAGGCGGCCGGGTGCTGGATCCCTTCGCCGGAGCCGGGACCACCGGGCTCGTGGCCGATCGCCTGGGGCGCGACTGCACCATGATCGAGCTCAATCCCGAGTACGTGAAGATCATCGAACGGCGCCTGTGCGGGGACCTGCTGTGACCCGCCGAGGACCAAGCTTGACAGTCCGTCGCGCCGGGGCGCAGCGTGGCTGTACGCAACTGCCGCGGCGCGCCTTGACGGGCGCGCTTGCTTTACCGGAAGGGCTGAGCCGTGAACATACCCGCTAGACCCGTCGTCGTGAGCCATGAGCAAGGAGGGATGGTCCTTCTTTGCCCAGGCTGCGAAGAAGCCTATCTCCATCAGGGCGCCGTCACGGCCTACAACCGGGGCGAAGACGCCAGTCACACCCGTGTGACCATGGTGTCGGACACAGGCTACTCCGACCACCTCATCCCCAGCGACCAGTGTGACAATCCCAGCAGTCGCCGCGACGGGATCGTGATCGTATTCACCTGCGAGACGTGCCACGAGCGGGGTTTGAACGACGAGCCGGCGCTTTTTGAAACACCGCTCGAACTGACCATCGCGCAGCATAAAGGATGCACCCAGCTCGGCTGGCGATTGGCCAAGGGCTGATCCAATGTCATCGGGGGAAAAGGCCTGGGGGGCGTCCCCGTCGGTTTGGCGCCACTTCTCGAAGACACTCGGACTGACGACCGAGCTCCTACCTTGCGTGCTCAACCAAGGCGCGACGATCAGTCCCGATTCAAAGATGGCGCGGATCGGCAAGACGCCCAGCTGGTACAATCGCCGGGGGCACGCGACGGGGATTCAGGCCTGGCCCGAGCGCCAGACCACGGAGCGTGAGATCGCGGCATGGTCGCAGGTCGCCGACTACGGCATCTGTATCCAGACGCGGCGCGTGCGTGCGATGGACATCGACGTGCCGGACCTGGCGAAAGCCGAGGCCATCGCGGCGTGCATCGAGAACATAGCCGGTGTCGGAGCGCTCAGGTACAGGGCGGACAGCGGCAAGCGGCTGATCCCTTTCATCACGCCTGGAGACTACGGCAAGACCGTGCTGCAGGTCGACGGCGGCATGATCGAATTCCTTGCCAACGGGAGGCAGTTCGTCGCCGCTGGGCGGCATGAGCACGGCCAGATGTACGAGTGGCGCGGCGGCCTGCCGGCGGAATTCCCCGTGTGGAGCGACGAGACGCTGGCCGAGGTGCTGGGTGTGCTCGACATGGCGTTCGGCATCGAGGAGCGGGGCTGGAGCACAGGGGGCAAGGCCCGGGGATCGGGGCAGGGCGGTGGGAGCGGAGGCGGGATCGGCGAGGACCTGGACCTGGGCACCGACGAAGTCGCGGACTGGCTCGAGCAGAACTGGCCGAACTTCGGGCGGCAGAAGGGGATGCTGCTGGTCGAGTGCCCTTGGAAGGTCGAGCACTCGATGGATAGTGGAGATACCGAGAGCGCCTGGCTGGTCCGCGGAACGCGGGGCTACGAGCAGGGCCATTACCGCTGCTTCCACGGCCACTGCAATGAGCGCGGGCGTGAGGCGTTCCTCAGGGAGGTGGGCTACACGGAAAGCGGCTTCGACGTGATCGAGGCGCCAGTTCGCGGAGATGAGGGCGCTAAGGACGGGCTTAACGGTCATGCCGTGGCGCTCCCTCTCCCTGGCTTCAAGCGCAACCTCAATAGCGGCGTGATTCTGGCGACGATCGGCAATGTCCTGCGCGGCTGCGAGTACGCCGAGGCCTGCGGATGGGATATCGCTTACGACACTTTTATCGACGACCTTATGGTGGCGCCGCCCGGGACAGAGGCATGGCGACCGATTACCGAAGGCGACCCGGTGCGCATGCGGATCGCGCTCGAAAAGATAGGCTTCGAACCGGTGGGTCGCGACATGATGCGCGACGCTCTGGTCACGATCGGCGAGAATCGGCAGTTTGACTCCGCGATTCGTTGGATTCAGTCGCTACCGGCGTGGGACGGGGTGGAGCGCGCCGAACGATTCTTCATCGACTACATGCCCGGCGCCGACGATGCGTACGGCCGGGCCATGGGTCGGTACGTATGGTCCGCCCACGCGGGGCGTGTCGTATCGCCAGGCTGCCAAGTGGATATGTCGCCTATCCTGGTCGGGGCTCAAGGCCTGCAAAAGACGAGCGGCGTCCGCGCTATCGCTCCGACACCCGCTTTCTTCGTGGAAATGGGGTTTCACGAGGACGAGAAGGAAAGGGCGCGGAAGATGCGCGGCCGGTTGGTCGCCGAGATGGCCGAGCTCAGAGGGTTGAACTCCAAAGCCGCGGACGAGATCAGGGCCTTCATGACCCGGCCGTTCGAAGAGTGGCGCCCCGTCTTCAAGGAGCGCACGATTCGCTTTCATCGCAGGTTGCTGCTCTGGGGTACGAGCAACGAGGACGAGATCCTGGCCGACCCGACGGGTGAACGGCGCTGGCTACCACGGCGCATCGCCGCGTGTGTGGATGTAGGCGCCATAGAACGCGACCGCGATCAACTCTGGGCGGAGGGGTTGGCCATCTATCGACGCGAGGGGGTCAAATGGCGGGAAGCGGAGAGTTTGGCGGCGGCCGAACATGAGGCCTATCGCGTGCTGGACCCATGGGAAGACCGTATCGCGGCGTGGTTGGATGAAGAGGATCTGGCCGGAACAACGCCGCGAGGTGGTAAGGGTTTCAAGACCGAGACCATCGCAACGAGCGTGTTAGGGCTCGACTTTGCAAGATTTGGCAAGCGGGAGGAGATGCGCATTGCGAAAATCCTTCGGTTGCAGGGGTTGGATAACGCTCCAGCATGGCTAGATGGTAAAACTCAGCGCGTTTGGACGTGTAAAAAATAGCGCTTACGTCTACTTTCAACCTCATTATTACAGGCTGTAAGACGTAACCCATTGTTTTATATAGTCTCTTACAACCTTACATCTCTTACATCTATAAAAGGTATAATGTAGAGAAAGAGAGAATATAAAATACCCCGTTTCCAGGTAAGGTTGGGATAGGGGGATGTAAGGAGTAAGGTCGTAAGGAGGCCCAGCCGCGACGCTTACCTCGGCGATGAGGCGCCCCGCTCCCGCGCCCATCGAAGAGCCCTTTGCACACTCGACCTAGCCACCCGTAGTTCCCGGGCAATCCGGACATTGGACCAGCCCTGTTCCTGCATCTGCAGCATCCGGCCGAGCTGCCGGCGCACGTCGGCCGGACGCCCCCCGCCGTTCCTGGCCGCGCCGTCGCTCGTCACACGGCGCCCAGGGCCGATCGCGTATTCGACCCTGCCCAGGGCGTCGAGGATCAGGCTCAGGGCTTCTTGAGCCTTCTCTTCGCTCGAGGCTTCGATCGCTACGGTGGTAAAGGTTTCCAGGTCGAATTCGAAAGTGGGCATGGCGTTGGGATCCGTGCGCATGAATCTGGGGGTGGAGCAGTCGGACGGGTCGGATAGGCCCGCAGCGGCGATAGGAAGGGTGCCCAGGCCGATTCCACGGCCAGGGCGCAGGGTGCATAGCCCAGGGCGGTCTCTAGCCGTCCCCGAGCGCCGCCAGCAGGAAGCCGAGCACACCGCCGGCGGCAAGCCAGCCGATCAGCATGACCACTAGCTGGCCGCGGCTGGGCCAGGCCTTGGGCGGGGGAGGATCGGGGATGTAGATGTTGCGCATGAATCTGATCCTGGAGCTAAGGGTTAGAGGCGACGCTCGTTGAACACCGCGAACAGGGCCGCGACGATCGAGAGGGTGGATAGGAGAAGGGTGGCGAAGGGCGGCACGGCTTCAATCTCCATAACCAATGCGGGAAGGCGTCACGCGAGTGGCGAAGGCCTCGGCCTCCTCACGCGTGGCGAGGCTGGCCACAGCATGCGGCAACGGTTGACATTTCCCGGTTGGCAATCATATAAATCCGGTGTTCAGATCGGGTGGCTCTTTGATTCACTCGGGAGCAAGGCCCCTGCCCAAAAGCCGGGGCCTTGTTCTATTCTAAAGTCGGCTTCGTTATTCTTTTGAATGACGTGGGGTGTCTTGCGGCAATAACGGCGCTCGTTGAACACCGCGAACAGGGCCGCGACGATCGAGAGCGTTGACAGGATGAGGGTGGCGATGGGCGGCATCAGCGGGCGTCCCGCAGGTAGACCTTGCCGTCGTCGCCGAGGTAGACGGTGAGAGGCGGAAACTGCGGGGAATACGAACCGCGCTGGCGCCCAATCCACCAGCCGTATCCGTGCTCCTTTCCCGGCCATTCGCCGAACTCTTTAGCGAACCGCTCGCAATCCTCCATGATCCGCGCCAGGTTTTCGGGAGCGAGGTCGGAGAATTTCAAATCAAGCGCGCCACCCATGGCATTGCGAAACTGCGGAATGCCGGGCCATACAACTTCGTTGGCCGCTTGCATCATCGCCTCCACATACCCCTGCACAAAGGGCGAGAGGTCGGACCAATAGACCGCTTCAAGAGTGGTTTCAGAAATAGAGCGGTAAGCTTTGCCCGACGTGTCGAACTGGAATTCGCTCATGGCTTCAGTCTCCAATGCCAATGCGGGAAGGCGTCACGCGAGCGGCGAAGGCCTCGGCCTCCCCGCGCGTGGCGAAGGGCGGACGGCAGGCGCCGATCTCTCCGGTATAGGGGTTGCGCACGGTCCAGCCGGTGACCTCGGACCGCCAGTCCAAGGCTTCAGCCTCGGACCTCCAGGGCGCGGCGCCGTAGATCGAGGCGGTTCGCCCGCTCTTGTGGACGTAGCGACGAGCCTCGATGACTTGGAAGGGCTGAGTCATAGCCGCGCGTCCTCATCCAAATAATCGCACATCCAATCTTCAGCACGGCATTTCGCGTCGGGTTCGATCCGGGCAACGGCGCGGGTGTAGAATTCGCGCAATGCGTAGCCGGTCAGGTGAAGCTCGCCGGGCGGATAACCCAGATTCGTGTCCCGGATGATGACCAGGGCGTTGGCCAGATCGTCTTCTATGGTTAAAACCATTATCCTAATCCCTTCCTGAATTGAGCGGCCGGCGCCTACTTGAGGCCGCGCGACCAGACGTATGAAGCGGCGCCGATGATGGCGCAGAGGATGGCGAATTCGAGCATGGGGGACATCAGAGAATCCCCCGCATCGCTTCGCGAACGGTTGTGAGGGTGTAGGGCGCACCGTCAGGCGTGCGCTCGCCTTCCAGGCCGCTCGCCATCATGACGGCGCCTTGACCAATCCCGTAGCGCTTCGCCAGGAACACCGCTTCGCGATACAGGCCTTCGTCGTTGTTGATCCAAAGCGAAACGTTCCAGGCGTTCCAATTGCGGTGTCCCTGATACTTGGCCATTGTCCTAATCCCTTCCAGAGTTGAGCTGTCTTCCTGACGCCTTAAGGCAGGCCAGCCGGATCAGGGCTCCCTGCCTTGGGCGCTGGGCGCGATGTGCGGGGCGGTTAGGCCAGATAGGTGAAGTCGCAGAGATCCCCACCGGCACAATCGGCGCCAGTGTGAAAGCCGTAGGACCACGAAAAATAGGGTTCGCCGCAGTCCGTGAATTCGGCGTGTTCCAGACTTTCACGCTTTAGCCAGGCATCGGCCAAAGCCAGTTCGGCGTCGTTCAGTCCGCTCGCGTCGTTGTTGATCAGGTAGCTAGCCCAATAGGCTGAAGCTGCGATTTCGTGAACCTGCATCTGAGCGCGTAGCATAGCGGTTTCTCCCTTGCCGAAGGCTACTCGTAAAAACTCCCGGTGGTGGAAGACGCCACCTCGAGCCGCCCGGCCGGCGCGCCATTTACAGCGGCGCCCACTGTCCTGCATGTCGCCATGCAAACTCGGCTCTTGGCCGACCACCCGAAGGCGAGCCGCTCGAAGGCGACGACTATGTGTAGCAAAACCAAATTGGTTTTGCAACACCCTTTTGCGCCATGGCGTAGGATATTGCGCGTGGAAAAGCGTGAGCGTAGAACAAGGCATGGCGGACGGATCGCAACTAGCTGAAACTAAAAGCTTTTCGCGTTATGAGATGAGCGACGCGGATAAGCGCATTCATCAACGTCCCACGCTACGGACCGAAGCCATTATCGAAGAGATTTGCGAAGGGCTCAGTGCGGGCCTCACTTTGCAACAGGTTTGCCGCCGAGTGCATATGCCGCATCGCTCAACGGTCTATGAGTGGAAGCGACTCGACAAGGAATTAGACGAACGTATTTCCCGCGCGCGCGCGGAAGGTTGTGATGCGTTGGCGGAACAAAGCCTAGGCATTGCGGACAATGCCGAGCGCGACGTGCTCAAGGACGCAGACGGCAAGCATTTCGGAAACCACACGGCTATCGCGCGCGATAAACTGCGCATTGACGCTAGGCTTAAGATCGCCGCGCTCTGGGACCCGAAGAATTATGGCCCTAAGCCCCAAGGCGACATGCAAGTCACTCTGAACCTGGAGCACCTCGTCCTAGCCTCGATCCACGCCGCACAACTCCAGCCGGCGGAACGCCAGCTGCTGAACGTCACGCCTACCGCGGCGCCAGACGGCTATGAGGATCTGCTCTGATGAATCCGCACGCCTGCGCACACGAGGCTCTAGACGTCGAGCTCACTGGCGACACGTCGGGCTCTAGGCTCATAGCCCTGCGCTGCAGGCATTGCGGGGCGTGCGTCGGGCGCAGTGTGCAGGGCCTTGGCTACCAGACGGACCGCAGCTGGCGGGCGCCGTTCAAGATCGAGGCTTTGGGCGATCAGATGAGCGCTAGTGGATTGTAGCCTGATGCGAGTTGCTTAGGGGGTGGGGAGGGGTTTTTAGCCTTTTATCCCTAACTATTCGATGCTCGAAATTTTATAACCAATTCCAAAAATCCAATCTGCTACTTGCAATATATTACAAAGTTGACAGCCAAGGTGTAAAAGGCTAAAAGCAAAGGGCTGCGGTGGTCGAAAGACGGATACGTTCGCCACCCCTGCTACGGCTGACAGCAATCGGACGGATGATAGCCGAGACCCATTAGGATCAGAGCAGAGCCCGGATAGAACCGAGCATAGGTAGCCACCGCAGCACTTCAGCCCCAGGCTATCTTCCGATTCCATCGGAAAGTTCGATGCGCTATGAAGCTCTCCGCGGCTAGCATGCCGCACACAGGAGAAGCAGAAGATGTTCACTTTGAAATTGTACACGCACGGAGGCTCGCGCCGAATCCTAGAAGCCGAGAGCTTCCACATTTATACCGGCCACGACGACTGCTGGTTCGAGATCAGCGCCTACTTCGCCAAGCCCGCTGATGATCCCGACAACGCCAAGCGCTTCGACATCGGGCCTAGCCCGTACGAGCCGAGCGGCGGTCGCTGGGACTACGCCTTCATCGAGAACGCTGCCGGGCGCACGACCGAGAAGCTCTGGCCAGTTCCGCAGCGAGTGGAGGAAGAGACCGCCCCCGTGAGCGAGGACGACAAGGTCAAGCGGATGGTCGACCGGTTCCTGGCGTGGCGCCTTCCGGATGATTTTCGTCCCGATTGCGGCATTCATTTTGATGCAGACGCAGCGAAGAAACTGAACCCGCAAAACGGACGGTACGACCCCACCGGAACCAACCTGCTCGACGCGACACAGGCTGAGGCCATGATCCGCCACATCCTTAACGGTCAGACGTAGACTTGCACCGGCCCCTATTCTAGGCGTAGACTACGCCCGCTGCCCCACAGCCTCGGCCTCACTGAGCCCCGTCGCAGATTGCCTGTGGCGGGGCTTTGCTTTAGCATCCCCCGCGCATGGCCCAGCCCCAGTTGAACCAGGCTCTCGTCGGCAAATTCACCGAGTGGCGCGAGAAGCCGCAGGTGATGGTGCGGGAACTGTTCGACGCCACACCGGACGACTGGCAGGACAATGTTCTGGCCGCTTTCCCGCACAAGCCGCGCCAGGCGATGAAGGCCTCCAAGGGACCGGGCAAGACCACGATCCTGTCATGGCTCGCGTGGAACTTCCTGCTTACCCGGCCGCACCCCAACATCGCGGCGACCTCGATCTCCGGCGATAACCTTCGGGACGGTCTGTGGAAGGAGATGGCCAAGTGGCAGGGCAAGAGCGAGTTGCTCAAGGCCATGTTCGTCTGGCAGACCGAGCGGATATTCGCCAGGGAGGCGCCGGCGACGTGGTGGATGAGCGCCCGGACCTGGGCCAAGACCGCCGATGCCACGCAGCTCGGCAATACGTTGGCGGGCCTGCACTCAGACTACATCCTGTTCCTGATCGACGAGTCCGGCTCGATCCCCGTGCCCATCACCATGAGCGCCGAGGCCGCGCTCGCGTCCTGTACCGAGGGGCACATCGTCCAGGCCGGCAACACCACATCCCTGGACGGCGCGCTCTACGAGGCGTGCGTCACCAAGAAGTCCATGTGGGATGTGCACCTGATCACCGGCGACCCGGACAATCCCCTGCGCTCGCCGCGCATCGACATGGCCTGGGCCAAGGAGTTGATCGACACCTACGGGAGGGACAGCCCGTTCGTGAAGGTGATGGTCCTCGGCGAATGGCCGAGCGCCAACCTCAACGCCCTGCTCGGCGTGGAGGATGTCGAGGCGGCGTTCAAGCGCAAGTACCAGCAGCACGACATCGACAACCAACCACGGATCCTCGGCGTCGACGTGGCGGCCGAGGGCGACGACTCCAGCATCATCTTCCCGCGGCAAGGCCTGGTCGCCTTCCCGCCCAAGGTGATGCGCAACGTGTCCAGCATCCAGGGCGCCGGGCAGGTGGCCAGGACCTGGGCGGACTGGGACGTGGACGCGTGCTTCATCGACAACACCGGAGGGTTCGGCGCGGGGTGGGCGGACCAGCTCGGAACTCTCAACCGCAGCCCGATCCGCGTGCATTTCAACGAGAGCGCCCACGACCGGCGCTATGCCAATCGACGTAGCGAGATGTACTTCCTGACGGCGGAGTGGGTGAAGAACGGGGGCTGCCTGCCCAACGTCCCGGAACTGGTCGCCGAGCTCACCCAGACGACCTATACCTTCAAGGGCGATGCGTTGCTTTTGGAGCCGAAGAAGCTTATCAAGGCCAAGCTGGGCCGAAGCCCGGATCACGCGGACGCCCTGGCCCTGACCTTCGCGGACCCGGTCGCGCCGAGGAGGACGTCGCCGATGCCACAGTTCCAGAAGCGGGAGCCTGAGTACGATCCGTTTTCAGCATACTACGCCTAGGAGCCGCCGATGATCGTGCAACTATACGATACGGCAAACGACCGGCCTCTGATAAGCGCCTTTCCAGGCAACGGAGACTGCATCGGGGCTTTGATGGCGATGTACGACTACCATCGTATCGCTTATTCCGAAGACGATGTGGAATTCAGATGCGACCAGGAGTTTCGAGACGCACTCGATACTCAGGCGACCAGTGATACGGAGACTGAAATCACTGGCGAACCCGACGATAGCAACAGCGCAACGTTCAACGAAATTCCGATCACGGTGTGCGAGTTCGATCTATGAGCTTCCTGATGCCCACGCCCAAGGCTCCGGCCCCTCCGCCGCCGCCTCCCACCCCGGCCACCGCCGCCTCCGCCTCGATCGCCGAGAGCGGGGCCGCGGCCCGGTCCTCTCTGGCGGGAGCCATGGGCGCCGGCATGGGCGGCACGGACGTCACTGGTGGCCAGGGCGCGGCGAACCCGAGCACGACCAAGAGCCTGCTAGGATGAGCAGCGTATCCCGTCGAATGCTGCTGATGGGAATAGGAGCCGTAGCGCTTGCGCCTGTGCTCCCCAAGGCGCTTGTGCCGACGCCCCCCGTGCTTCCCGCTATAGCTGACTTCGACACCGGATGGCTGCTGAAGTCGACGACAGATGCGTGGGGAAACACCTTCAGCGAGTACACCAGAAACGCACGTATCAACGGCCGTGAAATTTACGCTGCAGTTGACGGATATCTTAAAGAACTGGATGAAAATGTGCTCGATAACGAGTGGGTTATATATTTAGAGGGTTTGAACGCCTAATGGCCCAGCCTGCCTACTCCCGCAAGGCTCAGCGCCCAGGCTCGCCGCTCGACCCGAAGGGGCAACCCTACTACGCCAAGGGCGGTCCGACACTCCTCTCGATGGCCGATCCCGATCCGAAGGACGACGAGCCGAGCATCCAGGAGCAACAGGACTGGGCGACGATATACCAGCACTGCGAGTCCCGGCGACAGGCGCTGTACAACTGGCGCCTGCCCTGGTGGACGACCTGGAGCCAGATCGCGCGCTATATCCGGCCGGACAGGTACTATTACTTCATCGTCGAGAACGTCCTCGACAAAGGGCTGCGCCGCGACCAGGCCATCGTCGACCGTACGGCCACCCTCGCGGGCGAGGTGTGCGCGGCGGGCCTGATGGCCGGCCTCACAGACCCCGACCGGGACTGGGCCAAGTTCGGTCCGGCCATCCCCGGCTTCGAGCTCGATCAGGCAGCCCAGGCCTGGTACGAGGATATCAGCGAGCGCTACAACTACGTGCTCACCCACTGCAATTTCTACGACGCCCAGGCCCAGCACTACCAGGATCTCGTCGACTTCGGCAACGCGCCGATCATCGACTACGAGGACCAGGACGAGGTGCTGCACTGCTTCACGCCCTGCGCCGGGGAATATATGCTGGGCGCCGGGTTCGACTTCTCCGACGAGGTGCTCTACCGCGAGTTTCGCCTGACCGTCTCGCAGATGGTGGAGATGTTCGGCGTGGAGAACCTGCCGCAGGACATCCAGCAGATGTGGCGGCAGAAGGGCGGGGCGCTGGAGTACGAGCAGGTCATCGGCCACGCCATCGAGCCCAACTTCGCGATCAACGACGGACGCGACGGCAACGTCGGCGTCGTGCCAGGCGGCTTCACATGGCGCGAGGTCTACTGGATCCGCGGCAAGAAGGACGCCAGGCCCCTGGCCATGGCCGGCTTCCACCAGCAGCCGTTCGCCGTGTCCCGCTGGAACACGCAGGGCAACGACGCCTACGGCCGCGGCGTGGGCGAGTACATGCTGCCCGACGCCATCAGCTTGCAACTGGCCACGCGGCAGATGGCGGAGAGCATCGAGAAGGTCAACCGGCCGCCGATGGGCGCGGACGTCAG